CGGCAGCGGCCGCCGCAACCCTGACCCGCCGCGAGAAAGCCGCCAGCCGGGCATTGGCCGCTTCCATCTCCCGGCTCAGCCGTCCGAAGCCGCGCGACCCGGCCTCGCCCACGCCTTCCAGCTCGGCGCGCACCTGCCGACCGCCCACGGCCGCGAGGCGGACGCTAACCCGTTTTTCCGCCATGGGAGTGATCCATCTGTTCGTTGAGTTTGGCTACCATCACCGCTTCGATGACAGGCAGCAGTTCGGCCATGGCGAGCGGCGGCACGCCGAGCGCGTCACCGATCGCGAGCGCCGCTGACATGTCCCAGCCGATCACCGCGCCGGGCAGCACTCTGATCTGGCCACCAAGACGGCCTACGAGGTCCCAGACCTGCCAGCTCTCATGGGTCAGCGGCCGGTTCAGCCGCGCCGGGCAGTCCGGGCAGGCTTGCGCGCTGGCTCCGCAGGGTTCGCAACCCTCGCAGTATCGGTCGCCCCCGCCGAAGGACCATTCGGCGAGAGCGCGGAGGCGTTTTTTTCCTGTTCCAGCAGCAGGCCCTTCGACACGTAGGTCAGCTGGAAGGCCTCGAAGATCGGCCAGACGTCGAGCAGCGCGTCGATGGCTTCAGGGCGTGGGTCGACGGGGTTGCCGTCCGCATCGCCGATGCCTTCCCAGGCGAGCACGGCTCGCCGCGCGAGCGCTTTGGCGAAGGCGACCGCGCGCTCCTCGTCGGAGGCCTCATCGGGCACGGCCTCCACAGCCGGATCGCTGCGGGTCACCACCATCAGCGCGGTGGTCAGAGGGCGCAGCTGCACCCGGACGCCGGGCGCGAGGTCGTGCCAGCGCGGCGCGTTGGTCAGGTCGAGCGTCAGCATCAATACGACTCCACATCGTTCACGAGGGTGGCGGTGCACATCCGTCCGACCATGCTGTCGCGCGCGGCCTGCCAGTCGAACGTCGCCTGCACGCCCTGCGGCCCGGAAATCTCGATGCGCGGACGCGGCAGGTAGACGGCGTGCACGGTGAAGGTAAAGCTTTCGCCCGAGGGCAGGACGTAGGCGAATTCCATCTCGCAGGCCTCGCCGTTGATCGCCTGCGTCACCAGCGTCTGGTCGGCGAACCGCACCTCGATCCGGCCGGTCAGCGCCGCGATGGACGGGTCCGCCCCGTCGATCCGGCCATCCGAGCGGATCGTCTCGATCCGGTCGAGGTTGTTGGCATAGGTGATCTCGGCCGAGACCACGTTGCCCAGAGCGGTCCCATTCCGCGTGATCGCGCCGTTGAAATGCCCGAAGCGCTTCAGCTCCAACGCGGCGGGCGTTCCGGCGCTCGTCGTAGTCCCGACCGTTTCGCCCTGCGCCACCAGCCGTGCGGTTGCGGTCAGCAGGCCGGACCGCTGCATCTGCCAGGTGATCTGGTCGAGCACACAGCCCGAGTACATCGCGTAGCGCGGCACCTCCGGCATGCCGGTCTCGATCGACATGCTGGGCAGCGTCCAGGACCCGGACTGGAACTCGTGGCTGTACGGTGCTTCCGCGCCGGTGGTCGTCGGCGTCCCGAAGGCCGCCTTCAGCCAGAAGCCGAACGCCTCGGCGTCGAGCGGCACAACCACATCACCGTCGGCCGTCACCGCGTCCTTGATCGGCGCCAGCGGATCGCGGCCGTAGCCCAGAAGCTCCGAGTTCAGCAGCGGTTGCTCGGCACCGAGCGAGATGCTGGCGAAGGGCATGCGGGTGAAGCCGCTGCCGGGTGGCGTTCCATAGGTCGTCTCGAACGCAAGCGCCATCAGCGCCCGCGCCCCCTGGGCTCGTGCCATGGTATTCTCCTCGGGTTGTCGGGGTCAGGCCAGTTGGTCAGCCGTGGAATAGTGCAGGACCACCGGGATCACGGCGGCCTTGAGACTGGCTGCACCCTCGACCGGCAGATCGACGGGCCGTGGCGCTTCCGCCTCGACCCAATCGCAGAGCCCGCCCAGCGTGCGGTCGGCGGCGAGCGCCGTGCCGATGGTGGCGGTCAGCGTATCGAAGGCGGCGTCACGGCCGGAGCCCTGCACGACCGCCTCGATCTCGGCGCGGTGCTGGTAGTGGTAGCGTAGCGGCGAGAGCGTCACCTCCGGTTCCCCCGGCTCGCCATCGCGCAGGATCAGCAGCCCCTCGCTCGGCACGCGCTCGGGAAGCACCTCGCCGCGCAGTGCGGTGGCAGGAAGCGCCGAGAGCCGCGCGTACAGCGCGGCGAGGATGGTTTCGCGGGCTGTGGGCATGTATTTGAGAAACCTTGGCGCTTCGCTATCGTGTGTGGAGAGGGATCAAAGAGTTGGGTGTGCGATGCTCGCGGAAGATTGGCTTGAACGAACTCAACCCGGCTACCAAGAGCTCTCGAACGTCGAGCGATCAGCGGTGGCCGGATTCTCTATCGTCTGGAGTGTCTTCGAGGCGCGGGCTCTTTCGACGAACGCAAACGCAACTGCCATCGTCCGATTTGTCGACGAAAACGCAGCGAGCTTTGGTTCGGCTGAGCCCTTCGGAGATGCCTTGGCGTATTTCCGGCAGAGGTACGTGTCAGACGGCCAAACCAATCACAAGTTTGAAAGCCTGCACTTTCGACGAAACGACAGACGGGAACTCGTGGAAGCTGTTCTGCTGGGACAAGAAGCTACAGCGATCGAGATTGTCACAGCCTTGCTAATCATTGTCTTTCGGCTGCGAAATAACCTCTTTCATGGAATCAAATGGGCCTACGAAATGCGCGATCAGCAGCGGAACTTCGAGAATGCGATAGCCGTCCTGACGCGCGTCCTCGACTCCAACGCGGCATGAGTGTTGAAATGGCGGTCTCAGGTTAGCCGCCCCTCCACCCAGTTCGCCACGATAAGCCCCGGCACGCTGTCCAACGCTCGATCTGCATCCCGCGCCAGATCCAGCCGCTTCGGCAACTTGACCTGCGGTACCAACAGGAAGATCGGCGCGGTGACCTTGCCGCGCCCGGTCTTGGAGCGCGACACCACCGCCTGACCCTTCGTGTTCAGCCGTCCCTCCGCCACCAGCAGGCTCGGGCCCGTGCGGCGATAGACGAACCGTAGCCGCAACCCGCGTCGCCGTTCCCATTCGCCGGGCGTAATCCGGCCGCCGCGCAGGGACTTGCCTGCGGCGGGCAGCGGGATCGCCAGCCAGAAGCCGTTCTTCGACCGGATCAGCGGTCCCGTGTCATGCGCACCGACGATGACCGGGGCCTTCGACCAGACCAGCGCTGCCGCGTCCATGCTCTCGCCCGACCTCGGGAAGTTCTGGCTCCGGATCGAATTGGCGAGCCGAGGCCCGAGCCCCGCGCCGGTGATCTGCAATCGCCAGGCCAACTTCAGCCCCGTCCCGGCCTCGCGCATGGCGGCCGTCACCGCCCGTTCGCCCGCCGCGACCTCGGCAGCCATCATCGTGACGATGTCGGGATCGATGTCGAGCTTCAGTTTCATGGCCATCACGTGGGCCTCAGATCGACGGTCCAGACCAGCCGCTCGCGGTCACGGACCGGCTCGCCCTGAATGAGGAAGGCGTCGCCGTCGATCTCTATCCTATCGCCGGGGCGCGGGTTCGGCACCTCGGCGACGCGCACATCGATCCGTGTGGTCTCCGACCAGAGCTGCGCATCGCCGAAGTCGGTTACCGCGTCCGCGCGCCGGGCGACGACGCGCACCAGCACGGGCGCGCCGCCGTCGGCGATGTAGACCGCGTCCCGGCCGACATTGGGGTCGGCGAAGAGCGCGCCGACGGCGGCGGCGAAGGCGCTCATCAGAACGTCGCGTTCAGGCGGACCCGGCCGATGGTGTCGCCCGCGCCGCTCGCCACCGCCTCGACGGCCGCTCCGATGAGGGTGTTGTCGGTCGCGACCGTGGTGCAGCGCTTGTTCGTATCGTCCCAATAGACCTTGGCGCCGACCGTCCAGGCCTGCGAGCCGACCTTGGTGATGTCGAAGACGCCGACGAGCGCGGTCTCGACGGGCTCGGCGATGGCGGCGTCCCCGGCGGCGATGCCGAAGATCGAGCCGACGAGCAGGCCATCGCCGGAGGCGACGGCATAGGGCGCGGTCAGGGTGATGGTGTTGCCGGGCTGGACATAGTTTTTCATGACGGGGATCCTTTTGGAAAGACGAAGGGCGGCCCGATTGGACCGCCCGGATGTCAGGCTTCAGCATGGGGTGCGGGTTACGCGCCCGGGTTCTTGTAGAGGCCGCGCCAGTCGATGGCCTTGGCGCCGAAGTCGAGGCGGCACTTGATCTCCACACCATCGACGTCGAAGCCGTTGCGCGTCTCGATGTAGGCGCCCTGCTGACCCTCGAGATAGGCGTACTCGATGGTGTCGATCTGGTT